AGGAATGCATCGTTTAAGCCTACTTTGCTGAGTAGCTCTAAGCCTTCTTCAAGTGTCTTGCCTACGGTTTCGATTAGTGGCTTGTTATGTTGTGGTTGGCTGTCTGCAATGTTAATGCAGCTTGAACCCATGTCTTGTCGGATGTCTTTTTCCAAGGCTTTCAGCAGGACAGATTTGCCGCTTCCTGAATCGCCAGTAATATAGACAATGTCTTGTGGGCCTATTTTTAGTTCCACGTTATCGTAGATTACAAATTTTTGCCATGGGTCAAGTCCAAGCCCGAAACCCTCGGCAACTCCTACGACTCTTTCTGTTGGCTCTGGAGCTGCTGTTTCATAGCTTATGTTGATTATGAATTTGCCTGTTTCACGCTCGTATCTGCGAGCGTATTGTCGTATGCGGAAAAGCTCTCGTTTTCTCATCTTGTTACGCCTGTGGCTTTTCGTTTCTGAAACTTTTCCCTCAGTTTCTTCAGCCTATCCTTTCCACTCATGCTTCTGCACTTCTGTAAACTAAATCAGTCGCGGTTGTTTGTGTCGGCTTAGGTGATCGGTCTTTCTTCGCGCTGCAAACAGGTAGTCAGCGAGCAAAGGCTTTTGGCGTCCCAGATTCAATGTTATTTCAAGATACTGTTCTTTGGCGTTGACGTAATAAACCGCGCTGAGCACAACCCAGTCGGCGTCTATGTTCTCGTTTGGCAATGTCACGTGAATCTTGTCGCCTGGCAGAATAGGAGTGTTCCCATAGTCTATTACTCTGGAGACGAGCGTCATGTACTCAATCGGGTCTTTCCAGTAGGCTAAAAGAGCCTTTGCACGCAGGCTACATTCGTTATTGCTGTAAAGCTCCTCGTCATGCTCTATTTTCTCTCGCTTTCCGTACAGCGCTTGACTTGTCGTGTCTTCCTGTGTGGCTTTAAAGAAGGCGCCATTAAAATTGAAACCGTCAATGTAGAAATTGCCTAAGCCGTTTCCGTATGTCCAAAACTTTGCTGCTGCGACTCTTGACCAGTCAAAGCCTGATTGCACAGCCCATTCACTGGCGTTTGCTTGGTTGCATGGCACGTGCATGCTGACCCATTCGCCAACTGCCAAAGTCAAGTATTTGAAAGCCCATTTTCCAGCGTAATCATACAAGAGTAGGTTGAGGCTGCCGTTTCGGCTGCTATCTAAGTGAATGCGGAAATCGAGAAATGTGAATCCTGTGCAGTCAGCTTCTTGAGGAAGGTTCAGAAGAAGGATTCCCCAGTTGTAGACGCCATCGCAGTAGCATCTGATGCTTCCGTTGCCCGCCATTTTCGTGGCTGTTTCAAAATAGAGTTTGCCTTCAGTCGCCAGCCAATCTCCGTATATGATGTCTCCGACTGCTCTGTGATTCTTTGAACAAACTGTGTCAGCTGCGTTATCTGTAAGCGTGTAATGCCTTATGGTTACGTCTTTGCCTATGTCTCCAATTATTCGGTTGGCTCCTGTGAGGACATGTTGTTTCAATTCGTAACCTGTGTTGTTGAAAGCTTGGTCAGTGACAATAACGGTTTCAGACCCGCCTTCCTTCTGATACGTGATTTTGTATTTACCTGAGCCCCCGCTCATTCTGCATTGAAGCTCAACGACGTCAATGATGATTTTGGCTATTGGGCTGGGGTCATACGTGACTTCGCCTACGAGCTGATAACCAGTGTTGTTATGCATGTCTTCAGCATCATCGTTCATGAGCCAGTCAGCTTGACCATCGCTCCAGCTATCGCAATCGCTTGGCAGCTTGTAATCTTGAGCACCATAAACAGTAATTTTGTTTCTAACACTGTGAATGTCTTTGTCATATTCGCTGCTTTCGAGTTTTTCAGCGAGGTTGATGGAGTTTGTTTTTGAGCCTCGCGGGAAAAACTCAAACTTGCCGTCAGGCGCAACTCTGAAATCGTAGCCAATGACGCCTGCTTTATCTGCGCTTCCAGCAATAAATTGCAGAATGTCTATGACTGGCGTGTCTTCATATTTCAGCATTTGATAAGTTGTGTCAGTGTCCTCAACAAGCTCGGTTCCGCCTCTGTTGTGGCTTAGGCCGGCGTACGTGTCCATGAGGTCTTTGACTATTGCTTCTCCCTTCATGTTAGCGTAGGTTTTGGTCACAAGAGCACGGAAAAGCCGTTCATCCCAGCCTCGCCCAGAAACCTTAACATAATGCGAAACTGCATCAGACATGGATTTGACTTCTTCAACCTTGCACGTGATCAGCTGCGGACAATTAACTCCTCTGCCTACGTCAATGTGACCATCAACGCCTACATTTATGGCGTTAGCCTCGCCTGGAGAGTATTTCTTGTCCCAGTTTTGCAGAAGAACCTCAAATCTGCTGGCTTCCTCAGTGCATGCCAAAGTTATTCTCGCTTCTAAAACATCACCTTGAGGAGGCGCAATTGCGCCGAAGGCAAGCGCCATCTTCGGAATATCTACACTCATAGTCTAATCTCCTTTGGCGTAGATGTCTTCTTCGCCTTTTCTGAGAATGTTGCGTCCCGCATAGGTTGATGGTGCTTGCATGGCGCTGGTTGCTTCGTTGAATTGGTTGACGCTTGCCGTGGCTGCGTTCATTTGACTGGTGAAATACCACATGGCTGCAGCAGCCGAAATAATAACTGCAATTCCGACCCCAGTTAAAGCCAGAAACGTGGCATAACTGATATTCAATGCATTCTGAGCAGCGGTTGCAACCCAGCAGGCAGCAGCATAAACCTTCTGAGCTACGGCTACGCCCCAGCTTGTGCGCATAAACATGCCCATAACACTAATAACCATCATCGCACTGTTGAAAACTCGAGCCTGCTCATCGTTTAACAAGCCAAACTGGTGAGCTATGTGTCCAATGGCTGCACCAGTAGCGCCTAAACCAGCGATGGCTGAGCCGAGGCTTTTTATACGCACGCTTAAGGCTTCAGCGTCAGTTTGAATCCTTGTAAACTCGTGGCTTGCACGGTTAACAGCCCTTATCGTTACTGCGATTTCTCTGAAGCTCATTGCAAGCCAGCCTCCGCTTTCGCTTGGTCGATAGCCTCGCAAATGATAGCCTCAAGCTGTGGGAGATGTTCTTGAATGGCTGGGTAAAGATAAGGCTGCGCTTGCATGTAACGGGTGCCAAACTCAACAAACAATGCGTAGGTTGCTTCTGCGCCGATTTCGGCAACCCATTCTTGAATTTTAGCGTAAATGCTACTGCGCAAGTGTCCCGTTCTTACTGGAACAAGCTGTTTTGCTAAGGCTTTAACGTCTGCAGCCCAGCTTGCTAAAAGCCTATGCACATGCCGTTGCATTCCACTGTCAAAACTTTGCATAGCAGTCTTGAACTCTTCAACGCCTTCAACATCGCATGTTATTTCGACCGCCATTTCGCCTCACGCTCCGCCTTCTGCTTTTCCTCCTCTGCTTGACGGTCTAACTCGTTGAGGATGACGATGAATTGCTGGATTGTTTTTGCTGACTGTTTAGCGAGTTGCCTTGGTGTCCACCCGAACTCTTTGCAAAGGCGGAACTCTGTGAGTGTTTGATTTGGCTTTTGTTTTCGGATTGCTCTGATAAAAAAGCGGTTTCCTCGAGGCCTACAGCATTAAGCCTATTCACTATTTGGCTGAACAATTCTCCAAGCTCAATGGGAACGCCGTCTTCTTCGCTTAAGAGCTTCTCGAGAGTGATGGGCTTGTTTGCTGGTTGCTCTTTAAGCGAAGCCATTATTGTTTCTGCTTGAATGGCTACGTAGTCGCTTGCGATGACTTGTCCCGTTTGTTGGCTGTATCGTGTGTATTTTTGGATTATTCTGTTGCGTTTTGCCCATGTTATTTCTTGAAAGATGTATTTTCCAGCGTATTCCTTGCCAAAGCGTTCGTCTATTTCAATGGTTTCTTTTCGCATTTTGAATCATCTCCATGATGGCTAAACGGTTCTTAATCGCGGTGTTCACGTCTTCCAACACAATTTCCTGCATCCATTTAGGAAGTTTCAGAATGCGAACTCCAAGCCTTTCCCACATCTGAAGCCACTTTTTACGCAACTCGGCTTCTCGCCCGAAATTTTCCAAAACACTAACTTCAACGCTCATTTTCATCATCTCAGCTTATGTTTACTGGACCTTTAGCGACGAAACCAGCCTTGCATGAAACTAAATCCTCAATGCGTGCTGGTGCAGACACGTTTTCCCATTTACAGCCAGAAAAGACCGCTTTGTTTGTTCCGCCGAGACCAAACTCTAAGTCAAAAGATGAGTCGTTTATGATATCGTCGAATTCTTCTTTGCTTTCAAACTCGAATGTTATTTCGCCTGTTAGGTTGCGGTGTCTATATGGCAGATATTTTAGTAGGTGTCCGCTTGTTGTGCGGATGACTGGCACTTGTTTTAGGTTGTTTTCTATTGTGAATTTCCAGTCTGTTACACGGTCGAGGGTTGTTGTGCCTTTTTTGACGTAGCTTTCGTAGAATGGCACTGCTCCTGCATAGTCTGCGTATGTTGCGCCTGTTATCTTTGCTGTTCCAACCGTCAAGTCTTGTCCAATCAGCTCTGCAGTCGCTTTCACAATGTCTTCTATACCGCATTCAACGGTTAGCTTGTGGAATTTGCAGCCAGTGTAGAGAAGCGATATAATGTCGGTTGCTGAAGCGAATATTCCCTTGTAATAAAGCACTTGAACGCTTAATGACTTGTTCAGCTCTGCTTTGGCGTTTTGGAGAAAATTGATTGGAGCTTCGCTTGGCAAGGGATAAGCGATTTTTAGACTAACGCTTCGCAGTCCTTTTTTGATGGCTTGCAAGTCTATGCTGCCTACTCCACGAACCTTTATGTTTGATGGGTCTATGGATGGGTCGATGTTTTCTGCTGGAACGCCAAGCATTGCAGGGTTTGTTGGCGTCTGTCCGTAGGTGGCTTCTTCAACGTAGTATATTCGGCTTTCATGTGCTCCGTAGGTTTCAACCATTTTAGAATACGCCTCCAACGTCCTCAAAAGACCATGATTTTAGGGTGAACTCGGTTCTGAAAATGAAAGGCTTGACGTCAACACGGTCTGCGTCACGGTAAGAAACCATGTCCAAGTAGGTTATTCCGTTCACAGTTACGGTGCAACATGCGTAATCACAATAGAGAACGGCTGGAGTTGTGCCGTCGCTCGGGTTTGTGGTTCTTGCCAGAAGCCAAACATAACCAGAATCATCGATGTAATCTGTTAAGCCTGAAGTGAGCGTTATGCCGATGGTTTCGTCTGCTCCACCCGTTCCTTGCTGAGCGTTTTGCCATGCTTGAGTTATGTGATTCCAAATTTTGATGGTTACGCCGTTTCCTGTTGGAGCTGTGCCGTAGCCTTCAAAGGCTAAAATAATTTTCTTTACAGTCTTTTCTCGAGAGTCAACTTTGAAGCGGAAAAGCATTAAGGCGTATTCGCCGTTGACGTTGTGGCTTTTGCTGTAGCGATTGTCATCACTATACCAGATTTTCTGATATTCCAAGTCTGAGAGTTCATTCCAGCCTGCATGGTTGGGAGAAAGCTCGTCTGCTGAGCCAGCACTATAAGCCTTATGCGTTCCTATGGGTCTTCCAACACCAGCAAAATAATAGAGCGTTTCATTAGGCTTGTTGCGGTTCTGCCTTACAATGCGGTTGACCTCTTCAACCATTTTCTGGCGATTAAGCATGTCTTGGCTCCAAACGTTAACTCTTAAACTGCCAAATCGCCTGCGAAGTCTTCCGCTCATCTCGATTTTTGTGTCTCTGCTCTCAGCAAGCCCAACCGTTATTTGCCCATCGTAGTTTTTGAAAAGCTCACGATCATACCATTCTTTACTCACAAGTATTGAGGCAAGCGAACCATCTTCCTTGACAACCCACATGTTCTTGCTTAGAAGCCTAACAACCGTGTCCACAGGATTCTCAACTTCGCTCATTGCCCAACAAGCCTCCTACAATTAGCCTTGAAATAGGCTGTTTCGCCAGCAAAATCGAGGGCTTGAATGCCAAGAACTTCGTAGTCTACGCCTTTACGCCTTACCTTGTCATGTTGCCTCAAGGGTGTGAAAGTGTAAACGCTGAGATAATCATTCACTATGTAGCCAGGTTCTATGAGCACTTCTTCAACTCGAGTTGGCGAAACAATAGCTTGGATATCGATGCCTTCGCCGTAAGAAACTGTTTCTGCTGCTTCTCTGATTGGGTAGAGCGTTATGTTTTCGCCTTTTGAACGCAAAATCTGTGTAAAGCGTGTTTGTGGCTCTTCATAGTTTAGGAATAACTGTGCAAGCCAGCAAACCGTAGCCA